TCTTTCGAAGTCTTTTCCAAAAGAGGGAAGAGTGATTGTCAAAAAAGACAATCCCTCATGTTCGATTCGACCAAGGACCGTTTTATAGTCCTTGGCAGCACTGGTGCGACATATGACAGCTAATTCATTAGCTGTCACTCTCCAGAGAACATCTAGGCTTTTCATACATCCTCAATTCAAATTTGAGTGGTGTATCCAGAGCCGTGATGGATCCGCTAAAGTCCTAGTTCATCGATAAAACGAGCTAGGGCTTCACTGCTAAGATCTCCCATAAGCAGAACGCCTATGAGAATCCTGGCACAACATGTAACGCCGAGAGCAGAACTGAGGATTTCACACAAAAGAGTGTGATAGGGTAGTGAGTCCAATAAAGGACCCACTTCCGATGATTCATCTTTCGATGATTCATCTTGAGCGCACATAGTGCACCCAAATCAGTTCTCGCCACCCAGAAGCTGGGTGACCTTGGCGCCCGTCGAAGCAGTGAGGTAGGCCGTGAGGCCATCTACGATCTGCTTCTGTTCTGCGATGGTATAACCCGTCGCAGGGATATCGATCACAAGATAGGCACTCATAGAGTACCGACTGTTGACCCCGGAAAGAAAGGGATCAGCAGCAATCTTGGAGTGATCGAGACGGATCTGGCGACGCGTTCGATTCCCCACCTGGTGGGAAACCGAAAGCTTAACCAGGGAGTCGTCCTTCTGGAAGACTCCAGTGTTGACTCCCGAGGAAACCCTCGGGAGTGAGTTAGCGACCGCGTTAATGGTCACTGACTGCGGATCGGCAAAAGCCACGGCAAATTCTCCTTTAAGGGGATGGTTCAAAACAATATAAGAGCCCATTAAGGACGCTCATATACCCCATCTTGGTTACTAAATCCGACCGGATGGTCGAACCAGCTAACATTCGTGTTACGCCAGGCTAAGCCCGAGAGCAACACAAATGGCGATCTGTCGGTCCGTTAACGAACCGATAGTTACACCGAAACCATACGGTGATAGTTGCGGAACACGTTTCTTCCTAGCTATGACGCTATGAAGAGTCGCGACTGCAAGCGAGGGTGAAGGCTGACCACTCGGAAGAGTGTATCCGCTATACCCACCAATAGAGGTAATGACTTCTTGCGAAGCCATGCAATACCCATATTGGCTCACCAATCCGTCGGTTGATAAATTGCTAACATTAGCGAATAAATCGCCAGTGTTAGCAAACCAATCGGCGGCCCAGCTCCAAGGTGATATATTCCAAACGGTGTCGGGCGTAAGCCTGACACCTAAGATCTTACTGGCTTGCGAATGCCAGTATTGCATCTTGGAATGAAAGTCTACGGGCTCAGGAACGTAGTATTTAAACGCTCCTTTGTACCATAGACTCGTCGTGCTATACTGCACGCCGTCACCTGTGAAGAATCCGTACGGCCAGTTCGAAGGATAAGGCAGAAACTGCCCTTTGTAAGTCCTTCGATCAAAGCTGTCGGGAAAATGGTACGATCTACGAGTTTTGTGAGCAGAACCTTTACGGTACTGTTCCCAAATCTCTTTGGATGTGTTTACGGCAGTAGCAAACTTCCGTAAGTCGGAAACCAAAGGTTTCCAACCGAACTCGACATTAAGATACTCCCCACCAGCCTTTTGGGCGGTGCGGACTTTCTTTTTGAAGAGACTCGATCCAATGATCGCTGGCAGCCCATCTGCTTGCAACTCACCTAGAGCGGTGGGAAGCGAGTAGAAGGGAGCGTTAGGGGCACAACGAGCAACTGCTGTTGAGCCACTAGAGCGCATAACCGCGTCGGACGGGTGTGGAGTGAGAGCAATCTCAGTTCCAGGCCAGCCTGTGCGGGGACCGCCGATGGACACTCTTCCATCCCATTGATAGGCATGGATAGTGGGACTCGTTCGCGAAATATGACTTTTCGTCATAAGCCACGGACCACCGTCGTCAATTTCCGTATCTAACGGAAAATGATTAAAAGTGGTCATTGAGCCCGAGTCGAGGTCATAACCCCAACTTCCATTCTTCCACGGAGTAACTTGGGAATCCTTATACTGATATCCATACAGTACGGGATTTGTCCAGGTTTTAATCGCCATAGAAGATTCCATTTCTGTGTTGTATGTTGTTTCAGTGCGGGAGCCCCTAGG